CGGCACTAGGCCAGCCTTTCTTTTCTAGTTGTCGGTAATCATTAGAGAGTGCCAAGTAGTACTCTACGATTATCAAGAACAGCAAAGCCTTGCTCTGCCCAGCCATAGAAACCAGCTCTCTTCTGACGATGAAGAGTATCATCTTCGAAGATCTGAACTTCTTGGCGAACTGGCATAATGAAACTGTCTCTCTTGCGAAGGTCGAGACCAAGAACAAGTTCTTTGTCAGAACCCATTGAGCCAGCACCACCAAGAACATTTTCAAAGAATAGTTGATATTCTTGACCATAACCTAGTTCATCTAGATCATGAAGATTGATACCAAAAACTCTATTAATAGAGCCGTCAGCAGCTGTATAGATTTCACGACGAGTGATTTCGTCAACTTGATCTATGCCCCAGTTACGAATGTCTTCCAACGCTTCTGGAGATACATATAAATCAGTCAACATACCACGATTATTGCTTGAGCTATTACCACCTCCGTTACGACGCATAACGGTTTTCATAATAGATACAAGTCTCTTAGTGAACTGACCAGGATCAGCGTCACTATCTGTAACAATAATAGCACGGTCAGTAGCAGCAGCTAAAAGCGTATGCCAACCGTCATCATTCATTTTCTTAACAAATTGTGCTTCAAGAACTTCCATAGCACGACCAACTACGTCCCAACGAGCATCACGAGCATACTTTAGAAGATAGTCGATGCTAGCACCGATATCATAAGTTGGAACCATTACATAATCACCCTCAACATGACGTTGTGGAATATATCCGTGATTAGGAATAGTATAGGCAACGAAATCTTTTTCGGTACCGGAGCTAGGAAATCAAGAGGAAACTCTGGAGTAGCACTTTGAGCTAAAACAATTGGCTCAAATATACCATCTAGAATATCTCCATTAAGAACACCCTGTCTTAGTGGTAATTCTAAAGCCTTAGCAAATTCAGCATTTGCAACTGTAGCCTCCGTCTTATTTGCTGAACCAGAGCGAACAAGAAGATCTGTTAACTCTGGTGTTGGTTCGAATCTGTTAGCCATTTTTATCTCCCTTTTCATGTAATGTTGATGTCTACTTTAACATAATTGTCAGCATCATAGTCGCTTAAGAAACGACCTACTTGTACGCTATTAGTGCTATCAGTAGTAAGAACGCCTTCAGCACCAAAATAAGCAACATCTCCAGCGCTAATATCTAGACCAGTAACAACAACATTAGTTGTAACTTGACCTTGGCGTAGAAGAGTAACTTTACTGCCTACTTGAACTTCATCTTTGTGCCAATTGATATGCTGTCTTGTTAAGTCAAGGTCGACAACATCATTTAGTAGTAGTCCCGCTGGTGATTTGCCCGATGGACTAGCTGCATATTCAACTACAGCATCTCCATCGTCCATGCTTACGCCAACACCGGCTGTACTATGAACAACGACACCACCACGCTCACCTACTTCATTCATGAAGAATGAGATATCTGTGTAAGCTTCAATACGATCTGGTTTTAAAGCCATTTTATTCTCCCTTATTAAGTGTTTTACCTAGTCTGTTGCAAACAAAATTAACTAAAGCTGCCCTAGTGTTTTCTAGTTCGTTTTCTTCACTAGCAACGCTGAGATCAACTTCTTCTGAAGGTTGTGCTGTTTCTAAAACTTCGGAAATATCTTCTGAAGCTTTTTTCTTCATAACAGCTTCTCCTTCTTTCATTTCTTTTTCGTCTTTCTTTGGTTTCATTGCAGCTAATAAAGTTACAATGTTTTCGAAAGATGCGTCATCAAGTGATTCAAACTTTTCGACATTAGATGATGCTGACTCTTCATCGAGACCAGCTTCTAAGAGAGAAGCTTTGCGTTTCATCATAGCTTCTTTCTTTTTCATTTCTTCTTCTTTAGACTTATAAGCAGCAAGAACTTCGTTTGCAGCATCAAGTTCTGCCTTCATTTTTTCCATTTCTTCTTTCTTTTTCTTCATGTCTTCTTCAGACATTTTAGCAGCTTCTTCTTTTTCTGTTAATGCGGTTTCTAAAGCAGCTTTTGTTTCAGTGTGAGCAACACGTTCTGCTTCAAGCGCTACTTCTAGCTCGGAGGCCTGAGCCTTTACTGTTTCAACAGAAGCATATGCTTCCTTTACCATTTCTGAACAATCACTCATAGCTTCCACCTTTTCTTCGGGTTTAACTGTTTCGGAACTCATGCTTGCCTCCTGTATTTGGGCTTGATTAGAAAATACACCTATTTCTTCTAAAGTACGATTTTTTTCTTCGTCATTTTTTTTATTTTCAAAACGAAAACTTTCTTTTGTAAAAATGACACTTTCTGGATTAGCTGGTCTATTAACAAATCCCTTACCTGAAAATGTTATATTTCTTAATACTCTACCTATCTTATAGTCTTCATGTTCACCGGCACCACCATATGCTCTTAAATGTTTTGTTAAATAAGCAGTTTCAGAATTTCTTGCTAAAACTTTATATTCTCCGGTACTTTTATTTGTTACCCCATAATCAAAGCCTTTAAAGAAACATTCCATACTAACATATTTAGTTCCATTCTCTATTTCATCAATCAATTCATTTGCTCTGTCTTTGAGTGTCGGATCTGTAAAGCCATTATAAATAACTGATGCAGTGAGGATGTGGAACTTTTCTGGTAAATTATCAATAGGTGTGTTTTCATCTATCAATATACCATCGTCTGTAATAGGCCAATTTGAAGTAATATGTCCAACAATAGTGTTTTCGTCGTGTTCTAGATTAGTTGGTTTGTGAATTGGGCTATTTCTTGCAACCCATACTTCTTCCTTATCGAAAATGTCATCGTTTTTATTCCATGAGGTAGTTACTAGAATTGATTGAGTGTAATATAAGTCGCTATCATTTAATCCGGCTATAGATTTTAATTCGTTTTTTTGTTTTGCAGATAGTACGTCCTCTGAACCTTTTTCCACCAAGCAGGCGTAAACCACGGAAGCTTTGGATTGAATTTGCTCTTCCAGACCATCTTGTTTTTCTGTTTCAAATATTTGCATTATATTACCTCTTTAGTTATGTGGCATATCGGTAAATTACACCAGTCCGGAGCAAAAGTATGCCTTGGTAAATTTTAGTTCTTCTGTTGTCAAATTTCTGGATAGTTCAATATTCATAGATTTAACAAAATTAACGTATTGATTATGTAGATCTTTCGTGTCAATACTATTGATAGTATTGAGTTTGGATAAAACAACTTCTTCGTTAATTGATTCAAAAGGCTCTAGAGAAAAGAAAATTTTTGTTTTTGTATCTTCGGCTTCTTCGTACTCTTCCGATGACAGGCTTCTCATATTCTTTTTGGAATAAAAGTCAAGAAGATATGGATTTAATAGTTCTGAAATTTTCTCTTGAGCTTCTATCCCCCATAACTGCAAAGAGGCACCGGTCTGAGGTTTAAAGTCTCTTTCTTTTCTCGGTTCTTTGTCATTAGAATTTTTCGGTCTTCCTTCTCCAGGCTCTCCTGAGGGAGGACTTTGACCAATAGGACCGGGCTTAGGAGGAGTATTAGCCATTTTCATTTCGACTGAAGTTTTTTCTCCATTCTTCTTCTTGTCTAGCTTGAGCCCAACTTGACTAGGAGCTGCAAGGCCAATTTGTAAAGCAATCTTTCTAAGAGCGTTATCAAATTGTGGATCATGCCAAGGACCAGCTTTTTTGATCATTCTGTCACTATTCCTATCTCTATTTTCTCTATTTAATCTTGTCTTTTCTGTATCCGGATCAAAACCAAATACATGTTGTACCAGTTCGTCACTAACAATATTTCTGTCAGCCAGTTGAATCAATAGTGCTTTTTCTGCATCTTCATTACTAAGGTCCATTCTGTCAAATTCAATCTTGGCTGGAAGTCTGAACCCCATAGCTTTTTGTACAAGTTCGATTTCTTGTTGCCAAAATGAACTTAACACTCTACGTCCATATTGTAGTCTTTGTGTTAACGTTTTTAAACTTATGAAGTTATTAGTTGTTCCCGCAGCTCCAAAAGTACCAGTAAGAGTAGGAGGGATGCCAAGCCCTGCATATATACTATTTAAATGAGGGGCATATTTAGCTTCTCCTAAAAACTGATGAACATTAGTTTTGCTTTCTATCAGTTCAATATCTGGACCCCAAACAAGATCCATAGTACCTCCACCCACATTATTCTGAAGAATATTGCTGAGCTTACTAGCGGCAGCAGGGGTGGGTGCAATTTTATGATCAAGACTTCCTAACTTAAAAATACGGATATTACTAATAGCTCCATCGAGAGCAGCAAGGTCAGCTAACTTAAGTTTTTCAATTACATTTATATCATCCATAATAGAGTAAACTATAGGATACGCCCATGATTTCCAATCATCTTTTTTATAATGGAAAACCAAAGTTTTATTCGGATCCAACATGTAAGGCTTTTTACTTTTTGCTGCTTCTATTATTGCTCCGGGAAGCTGACTGATAATTTTTCTTTCTGCTTCATTTTTTGGCCTATTGATAATTTTCCTTAAACTGGCAGGAAGTGTGATAGAGTACATTCTATTTCCAACAAAACTAGCCAAAGAACCACCAACAATATCAACACAAGCAGGATCAATAAAAGTATATTTCCAAGGTATTTCCCTTCTCTCTACTGAAGAAGCCTCATAATTAACAATCATATCTGGGTTGGCTGTTGCTTTATACATCTGATTGGCTGTTTTCACGCTTATCTTTGCTGTTTGTCTATTTATAACAACATTGCCAATACGATATAGGTTATTTAAAAATCTTTCGCTTCTCTCTTCTCCACGAACTTTTTTAAACCAATTTCTGTAGAATCTTTCTATTCTCTTATTTGGGTGTACAAGCCTGATTCCCTGACTAGCAAAATCGCCCATCAAATCAATAACATTTTTTACTAAACCAACTCTATTATAAACAACATCAGACTGACGAAAAATATTCTTAATATGGGTAGGTACGGCTTCTTCTGGTCTAAAGTAATCATAATCACTACGGCTTAATCCGGGACGACCACTAGTTGGGCCATCCAAATTTGAAAAGTCTAGGCGATATCTAGAATTATTAGCTGATGTTCTTTCTATACCAGAAAATTCATCCAAGCTCCTTGAAGCTTCTTTTAATGCTTCTCTTTTGTCATTAAGATCAGCATCTCCCCATGTAACATATGCATTTTCGGGAATGATCGGTTCTGAGTCTGGAATATGTGGATTTTTCATATAGTTATTCTTTAATGTTATTGTATAAGTATTGCGATACTATTGATTATACACCTATTATTAACGATATACACCCTTATAGATATCGTGATTAGCTGAGGATGTAAACCAATTGGGTCCTTTATAAAATTCTCCATCTTTTTGTCCCGGGATAGTTCTTAAATTAGCTCCTATAAGACCATAGTTAATAGAAGATAAAGTTCTGTTTAATTGTCTAGCTATCATATTTGCAATAACTAAAGCGCTATAACGGTCTTTGCGAAGTTTGCCTTTCTTTCCATTTGGCAACTTAACATCAGGAGTATCCCACTTATCTCTTCCTCCGACTCCATTACTTGTTTGTGTCATCACAATAGTAGTTAATTCATTTTTTAGTTCTTCTATCTCTAATATACACTCACTTTCACTATCATACAACTTTTCTATATCACTATTGATTATGTCTTTTCCTTCTTTATCTAATGCCAATCCCAAAGTTAGTTGATCAAACCTTGGAAATAATAAAACTTTGTCTTCAAGATCTTTTCTTAGTCCGTGGTTTGCTGCTGCTGTCCAATCTGCTTTAGCAAACTGTACTAACTCTAGTATATGTAAACCTTGTTGATCATCAGTATCTTTTTCTTTATCGGGATCTATGATAGGCCAAATAAGATTTTCTCCTTCTTCTAATTTGCTTGGGTCGTGTAGAGCCTCTTCTACTGCAACACCGCCACCCTGAGCATCCATACCTATTAATCTACAAGGAAATACTTTCATCAAATTACGAATTTTTCTAGCGCAAAACCCATAGAAATCATGTTCTCCAACAAGACCAGTTTTTTGCCGATCTTTAAAATTGCTACGATTTGTTGTCCAACAATAAACAATTCTACTATGATCACCATGAAGCTCTAAAACAACTATACTAAAATTATCTTTTTCGGAAGCTGGGTCGATTCCATAAACATATTCATAACTACTATTGCCTTTAGTAGACACATCAAATATCACAGGCTTGTCTGCAACTTTGATAGGATTAGAATCCCGTGTAACACAGCTTTCGATAAGGCTACGTTTAAAGAACCCGTCGCTATCCTCCGTGAAACAAGCGGCGTATTCCATGTTATAAATACCGGTATGAATCGTAGCCCTGGCTCTAGCAACCTGTTTATCATCCATGAAACCTTTAGGAATTAATTCGTAAGGGATTCTTACTATGCTATAATCATCCCAATTAAAGTTATCTGGTACATCTTCACCGAAAATTTCTCTTAGCTTATGTTGGTCTCCACGACTATTTATAATGGCTTTATATCGGTTCCAATATGTAGCAAAATGCTTGAAGCTATAATCCGCCGTTCCGCTAATAATTGCTTGGTTGCCCTTTTTAATCTGAACAGCCTCTAATTCATCTGTCCACAAACCAGCTTCACGCATGGCTTTTTTACGAGCTTCTTCTTTAACATTCTGAATAGGGCTTGCGCTTACAGCTGCGAAACCCGCTACAACCGTCTCATAAATATCCGGGCTAATACTAGCAAACTCGTCAGCAATGATAATATGCGCACGGAGGCCTCTAATCTTGCTTCCGTCCCCCATAGGAACAGCGATAGTCCA